ATCAGCAGCCCTTGGTCCATGAAAGCCTCGCCTGCACGGATCGCCTCGGAAACACCGGCGATGATCTTCGCCGACATTTCGGGGTGGCTCTCACGGATATGCGCGGCGCCATCTCCCGAAAGGCGCACGATCGAGGTTGTCGCGCCAAGCCGTTTCTGACGCTCGGGCGTGAGCATCCCCACGACAGCCGAGAAGCGCCCTTCGGCGTGCCCCATTGCTGAGCGTGGCCTCGCACCTAGCGTTGCGGTCACATAGTCCATGATCGGATGTTTCACGAGCATGTCGACGGCTTCACGCCGAGCCGCCTCGGGCAACCGGTCGAGCGATGTTTGAAGCCCCTTTGAAAGCGTGCGGTCACGCAGAAGGCCGGGGTTGTGATGCCAGCCCGGATCGATGCCGGCCGGCACGTTCTCGGTCTCGCCCGTGCGCTTGTTGCGCCACTCGCGCGTGTCGAGCGGCGGTGCCTTGTCGCGCCCGAACTCCTTGTGCAGCCGTCCGGCCTCGCGATCGCCGATCTGCCTGACCGAGCATTTGCAGTTCCAGCCGTTCGGCGGGTAGTGCGACTGCCACCACGTGTCGCTGACCGGCAGCGTCGTTCCGACCCAGGACAGATGCAGCGGCCGCTTCCGTTCGGATACGCTGGCGACATAGGTGAGCCAGGGCAGGAATTCCTTGTTGCGCTCCACCCGCCCCCATTCGCCGGCGGCATGCGCGGCATGAACATTCGCCCAGTGGATGATCTGCAACCGACGCGGCGAGCCGAGCCGCGCCTTGACCAGTTCGCCGGTTTTCGGGTCGCGCTGCTTTTGTTCGCCCCACCAGCCTTTCTTGCGCAGGATCGGGATCAGCTCGTCCCGGAACTGTTCGAAGGGCACGCGATCGACGACGGCCTTGCGGACCGCATCGCGCAGATCCGAGAGGATGTCGAACCCATGCGTCTTGGCGACGGTGAAGGCAAGCGCATGTTCGCGCGGGGCGATGTCGCGCCAGTCGAAGGTCGGCACCGAAGGGCGGCGATCGAAGTAGTCGACGACTTCCTTGGGCGCGGTCGAGAACAGCGGCTTGTCGGTCATTTCGCGCGAGCCCCACAAACGGCCACAGAAGGCCCGCGCGCCCGTGAGGCCCCGATGGGCCGCAAAATTCGCTCGCAGCCGCTGACGACGTTGAAAACCCCTTGAATGAGCGCGTTATTCGGTCGGGTCACCGGACACCTCGCCAAGACCGCGCGCCTTCATGGTTGCGAGGGCGACCCGGCGGGCGAGATGGTCGACAGGCAGATCGCCGGCGAGCCGGTTGAGCGCGGCCTCGAACTCTTCATAGGAACGCGCCGTCCGGGCGGCGTCCGTCACGGCTTCGATGATCGGTGCCATGTCCGGCTCCCATTCCTCCAGCGCGGCTTCGATCAAACGGTCACGATCGTCCTCCGGGTCGAGACCAGCGGCGTTGAAGGCTTTCGCCGGTGCGCCGCAGCAGGGGCACCCGTTCAGATGATAGCGGTTCTGGACCGGTTCGGGGTCTTCATCTTCGCTGTCCGCCGGGCCGAGCGCCGACTTGCGCGCCGAACGTGTCCGTGCCTCGCGTTCCCTTCCGGCCTGATCCGCCTTCGGAGCGCCGAGCAGCTCGGCGCCCTCGTCCGGGTCCGCGAAGCCGATGCGATCACGGACCTCGCTCATCTGCACCTTCAGGCCAAGCGGGACGAGGTTCTTCAGCGCCTCGGAAATCGTCTTGATGTCTTCCGGCTCGGAAATCGGGAAGCGCAGCTTTGGATAGGCCGCGCGCGGACCATAATTGATATCGACGAAGGGGCGGACGAGATCTCGATCGAGTGTGCCTTCGAGCTGGCGTCCGTCAGCCTTCTTGATGTCGGTGCGGACATTCTCGTGCACCTTAGCCTGGGCGAGACTGCCCGAGGTGCCAGCATCGGCCGTCATCGTCTGACCGATGATCGCCTTCGAGAGTGCCTTGTCGAGATAGACCGCGAAGCCTTCGAATGGTTTTTCGGAAAAGCCCTTCGTTTCGACGAACTCAATCTCCATGTCCTTCGGGATGATCGCGGCGGCGTCGGCGCCGAGGTCACGGACAGCCCGCAGGAGCACGCGCTTGTCGTCGGTCGAGGCGCCCGGCCCGTATTTGCCGAGCCGCAGCGGCATGCCGTGCACTTCAAGAAACGCGGCCCAATCCTTGAGGGAATAGCTCTTGAGCAGGAAGCTCCAGAGCGCGAGGCGGGCGAGGCCGTTGCGTGCCGGGATGCCGGATTTGAGGCGCGGCACGTGGCGGATGAACTTGAAAGGTTCGAGCGGCGCGCCGTGAAAGTCCGAGAGGACTCGCTTGCGCAACTGTTTCCGGGTTTCCGGATCGAACTGGAACAAGCGCGGATCGTGCCATTCGAACCGTTCCGGCACCCATTGGCCGGCCTCGACCTGCCAGACGATCTCGGTCACCGAATAGCCCTTGGAGAGCGCGTCGAGGCAATCGCCGATAAGGTCGTAGAGATCGGGGTGCTCGGCGATCCGCTCGCGCACGGCGTCGGCGATCGCCACATCCTCGGCGCTGTCCGACGCCGCCTCGACCTGCGGCTCGACCGCCTGAAGCGCCCGCTTGCGGGTGGAGAGAACGGCGGCGAACTGGGTCTCGCGCTCCTCCATTTCCTCGGCGAGCGTCAAAAAGTCGTGCATCTCGCCGAGCGCCGCGTCGCGCAGGATCTTCGCCATGCGCGCCGGCGTGAGGCTCGCGGCCAGAAAGTCATCGAAAGTATCGCGCAGCCCGGTGACGGTCGGTCCCATGGCCGGCTTGCGCAGTGCGGCGCTGGAAACCGGATTGCCCCATTGGTCGAGGATCTGTGCCATGTCGTTTCTCCTCAGCCGAGCCCGTCGCGGCGCGAACCGAACATGCGGTCGCCCGGTAAATCGTCGTCATCATCGGGTGCATCGCCGCCGCCACGTGCGCCCTCGTACTCATAGGTCTCGCTGCCGTGGCGCGTCGTGCCATGCGCAAGCACAATCGCGATGCCACCGTCGCCGTGGCGCGTGCCACCGGTCTTGGTGCCCTGCCGAAGCGCGGGGAGCGAAGGCAATCCCTTGATGACCTTGAAGGCGCGCAGATCCGCCGCGACTTCCATGTCGCGCGGCACAAGGATCATGTCGTCCTCGAAAGCGGCTTTGAGCGGCGGCAGCTCCTCGCGATACCACTGGACCGAGATCTTGATCGGCTCCGCGCCGACTTCGGTTTGCAGATCCTCGGCGATGCCGGCGCCACCGAAGCCCGAGGGCAAATGCGGGTCGATCGTCGCGTCGATGACGGGATCGAGCACATCCTCGATCCACGCGTCGATCTCGGCTTTCTTCCGGGCGTCCGGCAGATTGAAGAAGCTCGGCGGAAGCGAGAGCCGCAGGACGGGCGCATCCATCATCCGCGCCTCGATCAGCGGACCGGGCAGGAAAACACCGGTGCCCTGGCTCGGGATGCAGTAGAGTTCCTCGTCCGCCGCGTCGCGATAATCCGCGATCAGTTTCTCGCGCCAGTCGGCTTCCTTCTCAGGTGTCCACTCGCCATGGCGCTTCGCGTTCATCATGCAGATGCGCTCAAAGAGCCCATCCTTGAGCGCGTCGTCGAGATCGAAGCGCAGGAGCCCGTAATTGAGCCGACCGGCGCGGATATCAGTGATGATCTGATTGAAGGGATTGTCCGCACCATTGTGGGTGGAGATCACGAGCACCTTGCCGCCCCACATCAGCAGGGCGAGCGCGGCCTTCAGC